AGGTCATCTTCATCGGTTTCAATCGTAATGTTTACACGGATCAGTTCACGCTTGAGTTGAGAACACGCTTGCTCCACCGAGAACGTTTTACCGTTACCCGACAGACCCGTGATAAACGCAGGGTAAAAGATACGGGACTGAATAATTTTTTTAATATCACCAAAGTTACCAAACTTGACGAAGGTATCATCTTTATCAGGAATAAGATTTTGTTCCACAGCAGGGAGAGCAGCAGGAGATTGATATGCCTGCTCCATTTTATTTACAACAGTCGGAGTCACTTCAAGATTCCAGCGACCACGAGAAGTCTTGTATTGCTCAAGGCGACGAGTCACAGTCTGATAGTTCAAACCACGAGAGGCACAAAAACCCTTCAGATCACCAGAAGTAATTTCAGAACCATAAAGTTCTTGAATAGAAGCAATCAGTTGTTCGTCGTTCACAGAGGACTTGCGAGGCATGATGTAGTTAGGTCGTTTTGTTTAACTGAAGTTATTATAGCAATAAAAAAGGGGCAGTTGAGTGCCCCGTGTGACAGTTTGAAAAGTGGTTACTTGGTTCTTTTTTTAGTTGCTTTGACTGATACTGGTCTCTCAAATGGAGTTCCCTCCTGAACAATACCATCATTATCACCATCTCTAGCATCCTCAATATAACCATCTAAGGTTTCAGGATCCGGCGTTGGTTCTTGGAATAAGTTTGAAAATCTACTCATTGACTTAATAGAACTCTTTCATTTATTTATCAAGCAACAAGTTCTACAAACTCCCCAAGAATCTTTTTATTCATCTTCTTGGATTTCAAACTCTTTACAAAAGCAGATTTGATTTGTGACTTAGTGGCATCTTCAGCAACATCAAACTCAGCATCCTGAGAAAGAGCATTGGCAGAAAGACCGAAGTAAGAATGATAACCAGACTTCTTGATAGTGAATGCTTTTTCTTTCTTCCAAGCACTCATCGTCTTCACAAACTCATCACCATAGTATCCACAATAACGGCGAATAAAGTTACCAGCATCACGACCTTCAAGAACACGAATACCGATGAAGTTGATATCAGTAAACTTATCCCGAAGATTGTGAAGCAGAATATCAGTAAAACCACTCCACTCTACATCACAGGAATAGGTGTTACCAGTTTTACGATCACGAAGGAAGGCATTAGGTCCAATGTGAGCAGTACCCATAAAAGGACCATCTTCCCAGTGACGCTGAACCTCACGATGATACTTGACCATACACGCTTCACCATCAGTCAGAACAACACACTGAACTTTCTGAAGTTTATTCTCTTTCTGAAACTTGGGCAGAATCTGATGAAGAGAAATGAGTGCTTCATTCAAAGGGGTTCCAGACAAACTCAAACCAGTGGGGATGTTGTAAGAACTATGAGACCAGCGACGGAATGAAGTAGCAAGACGGAACAGGTTCTTCATCTGCTCATCAAGAACCTTACTATTGGTCTTACTGGTAAGCAGGTTCATCATTGAAAACCATTCACCAACCTGAATCAGACCATCTTTTTTCTTATAGGCAAGTTCTCGCAGATTTGCTTTACCATTCTCATCATAAGTCACCAAAGGATAGTCGGAAGTAAAGGCATAAACCTCAAAAGGAATCGCAACTTTTTTACAGAACCACACAAGGTTGAAGAGTTGCTTGACAGTATCCAACATTACATCTCCCATAGAACCAGACCAGTCTAGAACAAACACCAGACCGTGATTCTTACCGTCAGCAAGTGTAGTTACCTTACGGAACAGGTCTTCATTGTACTTATAGGTGTGAAGTTTGGTGCAGTCCAAAACACCTGTGCGGGCAGTAGAAGCACGAACATACGAATCTGCTGCTTTACGGCACTCAAACTCTTTCACAAGATAGTTAACTTCTTTTTGTGCCGAACGCTTGAACTGGTTGAACTGACTATCAACAGTTCCAAAAATAAGTTCGTGAGTGTATTCCATACGCTCCAACCAACCATTCCACTCTTCCCGACAACGATTATGAATCTCATCGTTAGGAACAATAATCTTTTTCAAATCAAGTTGGGGTAGTTCAATATAAACATTCTCATATCCATCATTATTTACAAGGTCTTTGAGTGCTTCTTCCAGAGAATCCATCGTCTTCACTTCAGGTTCCTCATTCTTCTCGCCGCCCCGTTCTTGAGTGGTATCACCCATTTCTGGGGTGGTTTTATCGGAGGAGGGAGCACCTTCAGAATCATCAGACTCGGGTTGGTCATTCTCACCTTCCTGCTGGTCAGTGAAGTCGGAAGCGGGTTGATTATCAGCACCCCTCTGATGAGACTCAAGATTATCCAGAGAAATCTTGGTCTCTTCCTGTTGCTTGTGCTTACAATACTTGTAGAGTGCCTCTGCTGCCACGAGCACATCAGCAAAAGTTTCACTATCAGCAATCAGATTGATAATTTCAGTTTCTTCGCCACGCTCAATCGGAATATCAACATAGTTACCAACCTTGAACCATAGGTTTGCTCGGTCGGCAAGATTATAAGTTTCCAGATTATCATCACCAATCTGAAAGAAATCTTGGTCGGCAAGTTCTTTATAACCATTAAAGAAGGTCTTGGCAAGACCAGCATAACGACGCTTCATTAGTTTCTCAATGCGAGCGTCCTCAACCACATTCACAAACTGCGGAGGAATCTTATGAGTCTTCAACCAATCCTCATCAGGCGTATAAAGAGCGTGACCGACCTCGTGACCCACCAGAAGGTCATACACAGTGTTGCTTGCCTTCTCCCACAGAGGCAGGGTCAGCACACGGGTATGAACATTAAAGCAGGCAGTCTCCACCTTCTTGTGCTCAACCACAAGGTCTTCGGTGGCAAGAAGTTTAGCAAGTTGGGACTTGATTTCGTGGCGGACGGTCATTTAAGTTGAATCGTATGAATGTATAATACAGAAGAACCTCCCTTTTTGGGGGAGGTCATGTGCCGCTTTTTAAAGTGGCTCAGTCGTGCTTTTGCTTGTCGGAGTGCTTGCGGTTTTAGTTTCCGCTTCTGCTCCTTCTTGGAATGGTGCTGCCAGTTGGGAGTAGTCATTTTTCTGCTGATTCTTGGGATACCATACGCGAAAAACCTTTGACTTTCTCAAACCTTATGACACTTTCAAATTTGTCATGGAGGTCTGCCTTATGAGAAATCACGAATATATTAGCGTCCTTAATGACGTAACGGATAATCTTGAGGAACTCATCGGTGCCGAAACCATCAAGTGAGGAATCAAATACCTCATCCATAATCAGCAGATTGGTATTGACGGAGTTTTTGACTCGGGCAACTTCTCTCCAAGTGAAGAGTAGGGCAAGGTCAATTCTCATTTTCTCACCCTCACTGAATGAACTATAAGAAAAGTCTTCGTGAATGGGTGATTTTACCGTTTCGTTAAATTCTTCATCCAGATGGAAATTAATATAGAAGTCCATCATCTGTAGGTAACGATTCACCTGCTGATTTATGAACGGAAGATACTTCTTGATGATCTTCGTCTTTACGCCATCGTCCTTGAGTAAGGAATAGGCAAAATCGTAATAAACGATTTCTTCTTTTTTCTTTGAGAGGTCTTCAAATGTTTTTTGGAGATTGGTTTGAAATTCTTCTAACTTCTCATGTTCAGTATTTCTGTTTGCAAGGTTTTGGGTAATAGTTTGAATTTCATGTTCAAGGTCTCTGATTTGTCTCTGGTTGAGTCCAATCCGAGTATTGTTTTGAGAAATCTCATGGTTGAGTTTCGTAATCTCCTTTGAAAGTGCGATGAATTGACGCTCTCTCTCCTGTTCTAATTTTATAGTCTCCTCTAGGTCTTGATAACCTTTCTGGAGTTCCTTTGCCTTATTTTGAGCGTCTGTAATTCTATTTAACCGAAATGATTCTTCAATATCTTGAGTACATGTAGGGCAGACCGTATTTTCAGTAAAAAACTTATGCTCTTTGGTAATAGCAGTTACTTTTTGAGATATTTTACCTTTCAGATTGTTTAGTTTTACTAACTTATCACCGGCACCAACGACTTCTTCTTGCTCCTTTGTAAACTTAAAAATATCTTCTTCTGTTCTGGCATTCTCAGTCATGTAAATGCCAACTTCAGCATCCAACTTGGTAATCTTTTCTTGGTTGGTATTAATATTGGCATTTCCACGGTTCTCAAGTTCTTCAATGAAACTCTGTTGCATCTTCATCTTATCCTTAAGATTCTCCTTCTTAAGTTCAAGAGATTTAACCTGATCCTTTTTCTCACGAATCTTATCTTTAATAATATTATTCATTGCGGAAAAGATGCGAATATCCAACAAGTCCTCAATGACCTCACGACGATGTGCCGTAGTCAACTGCATAAAAGGCACAAAAGTACTACTACCCAGAATCACAATCTGAGTGAAAGACTTATAATTAACCTTAAGAATATTCTCTTCCAGAATGCGTTGATTCGCACGGTCATCTGCTTCTTTATGAAGAGAAACTCCATTTACCTCAATATCAAAAACATTTGGTTTAATTCCCCTACGAACCAAATATTCACGATTATTTACAGTAAATTCAATCTCAACCAAACAATCCTTCTCATTGGTTGTATTGACCAACTGAGGTTTGTTAATCTTGCGGAACGGTTTATTGAATAAACCAAAAGTCAAAGCATCAAGAACCGTAGATTTACCCGCACCATTGGTTCCGATGATTAAGTTTGTATGATTTTTTTCAAAGTCAATTTCTGTAAATTGGTTACCAGATGACAGAAAATTCTTGTACCTAATCTTGTGAAATACTAACATTTTTTGGAGGAATTACAATATCGTCGGGAGTGATCACAGCATAACGGTAATTATACATCTTACAAGTCTTTATGGCAAGAGCGTCGTCAACTTCAACGACTTCCATTTCAGTTTCTTCTTGATCTTCTAGCATCAGGGCATAACGAGTAGCATCATCTTCCTCCTCAAAAAGGAAAAGAACTTTCTGACCATATTGATCTTGAACGGCATAAGCACCGTCGTCTTTTCTATCTTTGAGTGTAAGAAGAAACATTTACTCTACTTCGCAAGCTTGCCTGTAAAGATCTTGAAAAATGCCTTTGATGATGTTCTTATCAAACTCAAATTCAGATTCGTCAATATAACGATTTAGAATTGACATTGTATTTTCTTCTTCGTCAATCTCAAAATCTTCATTTTCTTGAATATCAAAGTTTTCAACAATTTTAAGATCTTGAATACCTACAGTATAAAGTTTGTCAATAAACTTTTCAAAATCTTTGGGCTTTGATTTCTTACGAACAATCACCTTAACAATCTTATTCTCATACTCAGTAGCATCAAATAATTGATAAGGAGTATCTTCGTAATAAAGGTTATAGAATAATTTATAAGGATTATTGATTGGAGTATGTGTCAGGGTTTCCGTATCAAAAATATGAAATCCACGAGTATCATTTACATCTGTCCAATACATTTCATAAGGATTACCAAGATAGAAGATAGATCCATTGTCAGAACGAGTATGGTAATGGCCAGAAAATACCTTTGTGAAGTTCTTAAAAATATTTGAGTCCAGTCCATGCTCCTCCATAATTAGATTACGATTGACACGGAATCCTTGAAGTTCTAAGTGCCCCATCGCAACCTTTGCTTTGGTCTTTTTAATTTGTTTCAGAGTCTGTTCTTGATTCTCTGGGTTAATCCAAGGTAAAAATAAAATCTTGAGTCTACCAATTGTGACTTCTGATGCCTCACTATAAGTCTTAATATTTGAATAAGTCTGAAGCAAAAGACCTGGAGAATTTACACTATTGGTGCTTTTAAAATATGTGTCGTGATTTCCAATAATCATATGAACATCATACTTTTGAAGTGGATCAAACACAACTCTCTTTGACCACTCAAGACTTTGATAATCAATTGACTTGCGACTATCAAAGGCATCACCCATATGAATGACTGCTTCTACCCCGTGTTCTTCAAGGGCAGGAAAAAATACATTCTTATAAAAGAGTTCAAAATAATCATGAAGATACTTTGATCCTTTTTTACACCCATAATGAGTGTCCGTGATTAAGCCGATACGCATAATAAGTCTTAACTAGATTTCAAGTATAGCACGGCAGATTCAAGAAAGTCAATGCTATCAAAAAACATTCCCAAACCAATATTACAATTTTTACACAATAATCCTCTAACTTTGCCAGTTTCGTGGTTATGGTCTACTGCTAAACTTTTTCCAGTAGAGCATTCACTATTACATATTTTACATTTTTTATTTTGGTCTTCTAATAAAAAATTATAATCTTCTAAAGTGATACCATAATTTGTTTGTAGATAAGTATCTTTTACATTTTCCTTATTGTTATGATAGTATTCTTTACATTTTTGTCTGGCAATATCATTCTTATATTGGTTTTGATATTTTTCAGGATTTTCTTCTCTCCATATATCTAATCTTTTTTTGACTTTATCTTTAGTCCTATAAGGTTTCATCAACTCTTCATTATTCAATTTTTCCAATCCTTTCTTTTTAAGGCAGGGAGCACAACTGGAAGTGGATACATACTTTTCATAACTACCACAATGTTTACAGACAGTAGAACCTTCATAAGTTTTCTTACCTTCTTCTATTGCCTGTAATCTATTCTGTCTTCCAATGCCACTATATTGATTAGGCATAATGCTCCGTAATGCTATAACTATTTATAATTATTAAACATTACGGAGCACTTCATCGGTTCTTATAGGTAATATTATCTTTAATTGTGTTGTAATCGGAATTGCTCCCAGAAAGCAATCCGTCATCAATTGTCATAACCTCATCAAATCCAGTGCGTTCAATGATCTTTGTCTTAATATCCAGTTGCTTCTTCTCTTTTTGAATTCTTCTCAGAAATGCGTAGTGAATAATCTGAGTAAAATATGCGAAAGGATTCTGTGACTTTTCGGGATTAAAATTGTGAATATACTGAACGCAGTTTTCAATGCCATCAGAAATCATATCATCCCGAAACATATAATTGACAAAGTTCGGTTTGTATGAAAGGTGTGTAGCAATCTTTAGGAAACACTCCCCAAGATAATTAGTGATGCGTGGTTTGGGAAGTCCTTGCTCTTTAGCAGCAGCAACTTTAGTCCTGTAAACAATGAGTGCTTCTAATAACTCTTTGTTATTCACATAATGTTCTGATTTCTTCTTTGGCATAGCATTGTTTTAATGTTCTGATAAGTTGTATTAATTATACCACACTTTTGGGGCTTGACAACATTTAGAAACATGTGTAGACTACCTTTGTCCTGGTTGAAAGATGAGATTTAGCTTTCTTTAATACCTTTAAAGATTCTCTCAAGTCTCTTGCGAGCATCATCAACTGAGGAGATATATCCCATTTTATTTGAGACCTTTACCTGTCCACTTGGTTTGTATATATCAATACTATCTTGCTCATCATCGTTAATATATGAATCATAGACTTCAATAACTCTTTGATCTTTTGTTTCTGTCATTGTAATTACACGATCAAGTCTGATAATAAAAATATCATCATCTGATAATTCCATCCAGGGCTTGACTTTAATATATGATCCTGTTGGAGAATGAATCATTTTCATCGTAAGAGGATTTTGAAGAATAATTAAAGGATCACCATCATTCTCATCAACTGAGATAAGAGCAATGATTTCTTCTCCTGAAATTAATTTTATGATTGCGTAAAACTCTTCTCCCATTAGTTCTTAAGCGGTATGTTTACAATATCATAATTAAAGTTTTCTTCGTTATAAACTTTGATTCTTTCTATTAGATGGTTGAGTGTATAATTTTTTCTTGACTTATAACTGATATCATCGGCAATATCATATAGAGTTGCCTTTGTTTTATTGTCGCCTTTTCTTAGGACTCTTCCGATTGATTGGAGATTTCTGATTCTTGATTTACTAGGGGAAGCAAAGATAACGTTATGTAAATTTCTGATGTTAATACCAGTAGAAAAAGTCCCGTAAGAAGCAACGATGATGGCATTATTTTCTTTTTCAGTTATTTCTCTAACTTTTTCTCGGTCTTCAGTATCTACACCACCATGTACAAAAAATACATGACGATTCTCAGCGATACTCCTATTTATCAGTTCGTATAAAGGTTGTCCGTGACCTTCTACTCTGGAAAATAAAATGAGAGTATTACCTTTGAGATCTAGTGCCAGATTCTTGATGAACTTATTGCGTTTTTCGTGGTTGATGATATATTGAACTTCTTCTTCAAAGTTCTCAAACTTATTCGGTGGGTGTTTCAATAGAAGAATATTAATATCCAATTTGGCAACGTGACCCTTCTGCATCAGT